AAAACACATTACGGCTCCACATACATGGGTAACCCCCAGTGGTGCTAAACGCGCTTTTTATGCTGTAGAAGATTCAATTATTACTAACGTCCATATAACTCAGCACTTGGGCGAAGACAAGCTTGAACAAATGGAAGAGGAAGTTATAGCCCCTTCTTATTCATCTATGGGTCTGGACGAGCCTGACCTCACACTTTTTTTGGAGAACACATAATGGCATTTATAGCCGGAGCAATAATAGGCGGTGCGGTACTTGGTGGCGTAGGCTCATACATGGGTGGAAAACAGCAGGCAAGCGCACAAAGAGACGCTGCTAATATGCAGGCAGCTTCATTTGAATTTTCTAGGCCTTACATAAAGCGCAGTTATGACACAGCCGAGACTGCATACAACGATTCTTTAGCGGCTGGAGCTTATGGCGGCAAGACGTTGGCTGACCCTAATGCTATGCAAATAGCAGGTAATAACTACATCGGTAACATGGGTGCTTTAGGTGCAGAAGGTGCCTATAACATGGCTCAATCAGGCCAAGGTTTTGGCCAAAATTACCAAGACTTGTACAACTCCTCCCAAGGTGACCGGATAGCTAATGCCCAAGATTATGCTCTAAATAACTCTAGCGGCTTGGTCAACGCAGCTATGCGCGATGACAGGCGTAACCTAGAAGAGAACACTCTTACTGGCATTAATCAGAACGCTAGTGGTACTGGAAACATGAACTCTAGTCGCGCTGGCGTTGCAGATGCAATCGCTAATCGCGGATACGATGATCGTAGAGCAGATGTTACTAGCGTAATTAACCAAAACCTCATGGATCAATCTTTGGAGCAGCAGAATCAGCAGTTCAAAGACTCAATGATGGCTAACCAAGGTTTATCTGAAGCATACACCCAAGGTATTAACTCGATGGGTACTATGGGTGACTTTATGACGGGCGCTGGCGGCAATTTAAGATCGTTTGAGCAGCAGAGATATGACGATGAGCGTAGAAGGTTTGAAGAGAGTAGAGACTTTGGGTTGAACCAAGGCATCAAGTATCAGCAGGGAATCTTAAATAACGCTGATTACACCTCTCCCCAAAACCCTGTGCAGGTCTCTGCAAGTCCACTGGCAGCCGGATTCGGTGGTGCTATGCAAGGGGCAGGCATGGGCTTTAAATATGCGGATTACCAGAAAAACCAAACGAACTAGGATAACTCTAATGCAGCCATTTTATAATCCAATTTTGTCGGACTACGATGAAAACGGGCAATTGACAGAAGAAGCAAGACGCAGATTGGCAGGCAATCCGCCTATGTCTGCTAATTTGGTTGGCAAAGTAATTAACGAAGGTGGAGAACACTTTCGGGAAGGCGCAGTAATTCCTGCTTTGCAAGTTGGCGCGGATACCGCAAGAGATGCTGGGTTAGGTGTCTTAAATTTTGGAAGAGGTCTAATCGACTACGATGAGTTGCCGGAAGGGCAGCGATATCGAAATGAACTTGAACGCACGAGGTCTACTGATGACGGAACTCCGAGTGATTTAGCTATCGCGCAGCAAGAGAAACTTGCGCGTCTCCAAGCTGGAGAAAAAGGGACATCAGTGCCACCTGCTCTAGCGCAAGTTGCCTTAGAAGAAGAGGTTCAGCAGCAAGCTGTACAGCCCCAACAGGCTTTAACAAGCCCTATACAGGAGCAAATTGACCAAGGCATCAACCCAGCTATCCCCGCCCTTAACGGCCAAGAAGTTACAAATTACGCTGGCCCACTTACAGCCGACAAAGGTATTCTTCAGAAGGTTGCTGAAGCAGCTTCTGGCAAGCGCCCAGCAAACACAGGCAACAAAAGAGACGCTGCTGGTCTATCTGTACCTCGCAACAAAATCGATCTGTCGGAAATGCTTATCAGAACTGGGGGTGCCATCACAGGCGCATCAGGCGATGGCGCTTTGGCGGCAATCGGTGCAGGAACAAGCGCATATGGCGGTATCCAGGATGAAAATAGACGCTTGGAGCAACAGCAGTATGACGCTGATATGAAAGCGTATCAGGCCGAAGAGGATCGTAAGATTCAACGTATGACTGCTAGAGGTGGTTCAGCCGCTTCACAACAAGCTGCCCGTGAAGACGCGCAGACTTTATCCTCTGGAAAAGCCAAAGTGAAAGTGTATGACAGCCTTATCAATGACCTAACGTCTGCTGGGGATAGTGTTACTGGGCTGTTTGATGGAACAGTAGGTGCGTTTAAAGACAACGTAACAGGCGATCCTAACGCAAACCTTAGACTTAGACTTCAGGCTGTGCGTGTTGATGCTGCCCTTGCAAGTGTTGCTAAGACCAAAGGTGCTATCTCTGATAGAGAGATGTCTTTGTTCTTGTCACCGATGCCTACCATGACCAGCAGTGAAGAAGTATGGATAGATTGGATGACTATGCAGCGCAACGTCACCCAGCTACTGAACGACAGAATGTCTGGAAACGTGCAGATTGACCGCTCTAGTCAAGATCTGACTGCGGATATACAAGCATATGCAGACAAGTATCCCGATCAACGTACTTCAACAGATACTCTGCTGACTAAGTACGGAATTAATTAATGGAGTCATAGCGAATGTCTGAACGGTTGCAACAAATATACTCAGCACTATCTGCCGCAGACAAAGCAGGAAATACGGAAGATGCACAGGCTCTAGCTACAGCATATAAGTTAGAGCAAGACAGGATTGCAATCGAAGACACAGGGATGCGCCCAGAGCGTCAGATTGTTCCAGCGCAGCAGCAGCCAGACAATGCCTTTGAGTACTCTGTAGACCAAGCCCAAAGAATGGGTGGCAAAGGCATAGAGGCTTTAGGCCGTGCCACAGCCATTTCTCAGCTTGAAAACTATGGTAGTGCCGTAGTAGCCCAGCAAGACGAAGACATAGCCAAAGGCAGATACACCCCTTCCTACACAAAGTCGCTGCGCGACACCTTTAACGAAGATGGGCTGAGTTCAGCTATCGGTTGGCTGGGTGAAAAGACCGCAGAAAACTCTGTGTCTGGGGGTGCTGCTTTAATAGGCGGTGTAGCTACAGCCGCTGTTGCTCCTGTATCTGCTCCAGCAGCAGCTATATTGGGAATCACAACCTTAGCAGGAAGCGTGGCTATGGGCGCTGGAGAAGCTGCCTTTGAGCAAGAAGAAAAATTAGGGGACTACGATTCTTCACTTGCTGTTGGGCAAGGAATACTGATTGGCATCCTAGACAAGTTTGGTGCAGGTAAAGTTATTCCAAAGTCTAAGCTTTTAAAGATGACCCCTGATGAAGTCATCAAAGAACTGAATAAAAAAGGATTTGCACAAGCTGCCAAAGAAGTAGCTAAAAGAACCGCCATAGAGGGGGCAACCGAAGTTGCTCAAGAAGGTGTTTCTGTCGCTGGTGCTGCCTCTAGAGGTGGCGAATATACTCAAGATGAAGTGTTAGACCGTGGTATTGAAAGCTTTGCTCTTGGCTCGACAAACGCTTTAGCTGCCCAAGGTGTTATGGGTACTGGCACAGCACTTGTCAGTGGTCAGCCTGCTAATCTTAGTGATCGTGCAGCCCAAGCTACTTTTGCCAAACGCCTAGATGCTCTTGCCCGTGACGGGGATGCCGATGGCGTACCCTATGATCTAAATGACCTAGACACTACCTCGCAAAAAGGTGTCAGGGCTTTAATAGATGCCGCCCATGCAGCCATAGGCTCAGAAATTCAAAATCTTGAGGGAGACCTTAAAGACTACCTTAACCCCAACGCCAAAAATATAACCTCCGAAGAAAAAGCAGACAGAGCCAAAGTTAAAAGCATGCTAAAGCAGGCCAGAAACAAAACAAAGTCTGTAGTCGGATCAAAAGATTTAGCCCTGCTTAAAAGACTCGTAAGTGGCAGTGCAGACGGCAAGAGGTTGGTCAATTTAGTAAAAGAAAGCCAAGAGCAAACCAAAGTATGGAATGACGGGCTTGTAGGCGGTGTGTCTAAATTTACCGACATAGCCAATCCTTTACCTTCAAGCACAAATTACTCAGGTCAGCAGGCTCTTACCAACTCTGTAAAACAGCTAGGAACTGGCGGCATGGCCTATGTTTCTGGTGGCGCTTCTATACTTCCACAGGCAGGTGTTTTTGTCGGTGGTCGCATGATTGATGCGATTACTGGTAGACGGTCTAAAGT